GCAGGTAAGGTAAGTAAATTCCGTCAAGACGAGTTGTGTTGTGGCAGGCAAGGTGGGCATGTTGCGGATAATGAGTTGAGTTTGGGCAGGTATGGCATTTTGAGTTCCGTTTCGTTAGATTTGGGTGTTATTGGTTATGGCAGGCAAGGTATTGTCGGTTGTTGTATGGCGATTTGAGTTGGGTCGAAATGGGTTATGATTCGGCAGGCATGCTAAGGCGAGTTGATATTATGATGAGGGTAACAAGGTGAGTTAAGGCGAGCTTTTGCAGGTATGGCATAACGAGTTAATTTGAGGAATGTTTAATTAGGCTTAGTTAAGGCAGGTACGGAATGCTTATGCTGTGTCGAGGATAGGTAAGTTACGTTTCAGTAGGGCAGGCTAGGTCTGGCAGATAATACATGTTGAGGTATGGAGTGCTGGTTGATACAACTAGGTTAAGCTCTGGTGGGACGAGGCAAATCAGGATGTGTTAAGGAAAGTTGCGGTCTGGTAAGTTTCTATGAATAAAAAACTATGTTCTAAATGTT